ATCAGCTTTTAATAATGTATGTTCTGTAATTAGTGGTGCACTGATATAACCAATACCAGTGGCCAATAACATATTGCGAATACGTTGGTAAGCATTTAAATCTTTTTCAAAAGTTGCAATAAATGCTGCCCCAAGTACTGCACCTAGCAACGCATTACCATTAATAAATGGAAGCAATGACACTGCACTTAAAGTGGCAATGGTTGCTGTAGAAGTTGTTGGTTCTGGCATAAATTCTCTCAATCCCAAAGCTGAATGCTTTGAACTTTATTTTGTGGAGTTGGGATGTCTGGTAATTGAACTTTTGTACCCATTGGAATGAATGGACCAAATTCAGAAAGATGCGGATTGGCTTCTAATACTCGTTCAACTACACCAGTGCTACGGCCGTATTCACGCCAGCAAATAGCGTCAACTGTGTCGTGTTGGATTGCATAGACTTCTTTCATCTAAACTAACTCCACATTGAGGCGACGGACTTTTTTTAAATCACGGATGGCAAAACGCAAATCACGTTTATAGTCGTCAATTGTCGGTGTCAGTTCTTCAGCTTTTTGGCTACCATTGTTTGTAGTGTCATAAGATCGATAACGTTCACAAAGTTCTGCACCAGCTGCAGCAGCAACCGCACGGAAATACAAAACAGCGGCAATAGGCTTTCCATTGACCTGTTTAGTTGTAATTTCCACTAAAGTTGGAGCTTTACTGAGTAAACTTTCCAGTTGTTCATTGACATGAATTACAGCAGCTTCTATAGCTGAAATAAGACGTTGATTTGTGACACTTGAATCTAAACGTAAAACTTCACGGATATGGTTGCTTGATACCGATGGAAAGAACGGATCACTATCGATTACAACGTCCTGATTTGAAAAAGTACCGTTTGCAATTAATCCAGACATTTTTATTCTCGGTTAAAAGTGAGGGGTGGAGATCTAAACCAAGAACACAACAAAAGAATGTTTGTTATTGTCAGATCTGCCCCTCGGTGGGTGCTTGGCACTCATTAAGAAGAAATATCCTCAAATACCTGACTGCCAAAATCATCGACAACAGGTGAACCATCAGCATTAAGTAATGGCTGAGGTGGGTTTTCTTCTAATTGTTTTTTCAGTAAGCGTTCTGCTTTCTGAAGTTCTTGTTTTCCGCCACAATTTTCATTGTGTTTAATGGCACGTTTTAAAAACGTTACAGCTAAGGCATAAAGCTCTTTTTGCAAATAAGTTCGACCCATAGCGACATAGAGTTTTGCCCGGATCTGGTCATGCATACTGAATGTTGAGGTAAGAGAGTTTGCTTTTTCTAAAATAGCTATGTCGAAAACTTCACCTTCAGTATGGGCAGCTTTGGCTGCATTTCCTACTTCTTCAGCAACAATGGAAGCTGTGTCTCGGTTGAAGGTATCGGGCATATCAAGGCCATACTTCAGCGCAAATTCTGCAATGCGGAGACCTTCTTCAAACATACCAGCATCAAAACACCAAAGCATAATCGTCGTGACAATATCATCCCGCATGTGTGGAGTACGCTCTTCAACAGAAAGAATACCTTCCACATACGGCATATATTTAGGGATTAATTTGGCTTTGTGTTCTGCACGTTCAATTTCAGATTTAATACCACGTAGCAAATTTTGGTCGTTTTTTAGTTCCGCCAGTTGTAATAAATACACGCTGGCATCTTCACGAACATCACCAAAAGCATTTTCAGCCAAAGCAGCTGCTTTAGCTGCCAAGGCCTGCAGGCGATGTCGTCGAGCTGGACTCAACATAAATCACCTCTTATTGAATTGCGATGCCTTCAACCAATGCAACTTTTTCAAAAGCTTCAATTACATAAGCTTCATTTGAAGATTGGTAGTCCGCAACACGATTTTTATTTGGTTCTTCAACAATGTAACGACGCTTCGAATCTTTCTGATAATAAATAGAAAGATTATCTAAAGACGTAATTAAAATTGTGTTGTCTGGAAAAGATGGAACTCGTACAGCTGGTAAACCACCAATTTGTTTTTGACCTACTAAAATTTGACCAGCTAAAGTATTTTGATTGTCTTCGGCGTTGTTTACGATAGGGAAATTTTTATCGTTTAAAAGTGAACGACCACAAATCACAACTAGATCTGTTGCATCCTGGTGGACATCATCAATTAACTCAGCGACAGCATCAATTACTAATGAATCAAGATTTTTATAAGTACCAGTTGCACCAATAGTTACGTTATTCATTCGACGATCTGGAGCTTTTGTACGGATTTTTTCTAACCAGCCAATATTTACATCTTGTAATTTAGGGTTGGCTACACGATCCGTAGTTGCAGCAGCAGAAGTACCATTGAAGCCGATCATGATTCGATCTAATGCAATAGCTTGAGCAACTGCACTATTCCAACGAGCATGGAAATCTGGGAAACCAGCCCAAGCATCCAATTTTTCATAAGGTAAAGCAACATCAAAATCGGTTTGTTTGCAAGTATAGTCATCTGCACCTAAACCTGTTGGATCAGAAGGCTTACGTTCTCCACTACCTGAAGTGTCTGTACGACCAGCGATTGTATTATTAACAGAAAGCCCGATTGCTTGACCTGATTGTTTAGTCACTGGGGTAATATTAATTTTTTGCAAAAATGCACTGGAAGCTTGAATTTTTTCTTCAAGTTTCTGTTCGGGTGCTGGAGCTACAGTAAATTGTTTTTCTACTGTTTCAACACCATTAATTTCAGCCAATTTTTTTAGGCTGTGATTAAATTTAATACGTGTATCGTTACGCATTTTTCACTCACTTTTTAAAATTCAATTTTTTCTGAATAGCTACCATTGCTTTCTGGAGCTGGAGGTGTTTGTGGATGCGGCTCGTGGCCTAATTTTGTTTTAAGTTCTTTGAACTCATTTTGAAGTTTTGAATGATTCTCTTTAAGTTCAGTTAGCTCTTTAACTGTATTGCCAAAGGTCTTGGCAATTTCTTCAACTGACTTTGCAATTTCATTGAACTGGCCATTATTTTTTTGGCTTTGTTCTTCTTGTTTTGGATTTAGCCAGTCAATAACTTTAGAAAATAAATTTGAGACAGGAGATTCTTCTTCAAATTCCAAATCGATTTCTTCGGCTGCAGTGAAGAGATTGTCCTTATGTTGTTTTTTAGAGGTGAAAGGATTTACTTCAGGGTTTTTAGATGCAAATTCCATGATTTGAGTGCCTAAAGAGGCAGGGGTATCTGTAAATGCGATACCTACCAAATACGCTTCATTTGTATCAGCAAAGCTTGGATTGACTTCAATTGAATTAAACAATTTCTGGTTCTTACCATGCATTTCAATGAGATTGTCAAAAGCTTCTAATTGAGCATATAAAGCCCACTTTTTTTGACCAGCAATTTCATCTTCTTGAGCTTTTAGCCCAATAACTTTCGCGTAGTTACCAAAAGGTGAATCTGGTGTAAAGCCACGGAGATGTTCAATATTTGCCAAAGCTGTATAAGTATTTAGGCTATAGTTTTTCGCCATTTGTTGAATCCATTCAGGCTCAATAATGCGACCATCTGTAGTTGCTCCAGCCACGGCAACTCGATAAAACTTGGATTTCTTACTCATGAGTGGTGAATCCTGCTTATATTTGAAAATTCATAATTTACGTAGTAAGCAGAATCGGAATTACACGAAAAAGAATCAATAAAACCCACTTGTGAAAACAGTTTTCACAATGCCACCTAAATGAATCAATAGTTTGAAATTGGCTTAATGAGCCAATGAATACGAAAACTGAAAATCCGCCTCTGACTTTTGATAACCGCCTCTTAGCAAAGTTCTTATACTGGATGGGGTGGCGAATCAGCTCGATTGCAGAATACTTAAATGAAAATGATAAAAATGTTCATGCTTGGAAGGCCAGAGATGAATGGGAAAAACAAGCTCCGGAAGGTCGTGTTGCCCAGGCATTAGAAGCACAATTAGTTAAGCTAATTATTCTAGAAAAGAAAACTCCAAACGATTTTAAAGAAATTGATTTGCTTATGCGCCAACTGGAGCGCATGGCTAAAATTAATAAATATAACAATGGTGGAAATGAAGCAGATCTAAATCCAAATTTAAAAAATAGAACAGCTGGACCACGTAAGCCGACTGCTAAAAATGTCCTTACAGAAGAACAAATTGAAAAGTTACTTGAAGACTTTGACGATGGCTTGTTTGAGTATCAAAAGGTTTGGTACCGCGCTCGTGAGCAACGAAATAGAGCATTATTAAAATCGCGTCAGATTGGTGCGACATTTTATTTTGCGCGTGAAGCATTAATCAAAGCAGTAACTACTGGTCGAAATCAGATTTTCCTTTCGGCATCGAAAGCCCAGGCACACGGCTTTAAGACCTATATTAAAGACTTTGTTCTTCAATCAATTGGTGTGGATCTACAAGGAGATCCAATCACCATCACTTTGCCTACAAATGAAACAGTTCAACTCATTTTCCTGAGTACAAACGCTAAGACAGCTCAAAGCTATCATGGTGATTTGTATTTTGATGAGTTCTTCTGGGTACATGGCTTTGCCACACTTAAAAAAGTGGCATCGGCCATGGCTGCTCAGAAACAATATAAAAAGACTTATTTTTCTACACCTTCCAGTAAATCACATGAAGCTTATAAATTCTGGACTGGTGAAGCGTTCAACAAAGGTCGTTCAAAAGATAAACAAGTT